GCGCATAGAGATATGACGCGCAAAAATCTCGATGTGGTCTTTACTATTTCGTAGTACCCGATTAATCTCAAAAGTCTGCCATTTGGTTCTACGACCAGCGTCAGACTTAATCTTCATTTCCTCTTTAAAAACTGAGGCAAAGACACCATCTAGCGGATATTTGATGTACAGTGAGTAATTACCATTGCGCTCACGAGTGGCTTTAACCTCATAAGCATCCGCAATCTCACCGAGACCAAAAGTCCTAAACTTGGTTTCCTTAGCCTCATACAAAACTGGTATCATACTTTAACCCCCCAGTTTGGCACTGCGGTAATTGTAAAGCTACCAGTCCACGAGATTTTATTTTGTCCAACGTCAAATAACGGCATGCGGTGGCGTTCTGTTCTTACGATATTATCCCAAGCAGATAGGACATCTTTATAGACTAGGTGCCTTTCCATATCTATAACAAGCTCGCCCTGCACATTTTCAAGTCCTGTCTCAAAGTCATTAATGGTTAAAACACCATTGCCTGTGCCTTTGATTTTTAGGATAGGTTTAGCTTGAACATTGCCGGGATTTTGTAGAGTACCGCCATTAACGAGAGGCACCTCTTGCTTACCTGTTTTTAAATATTTGATAGGGTGGATTAAGAAGTTGATTTTCAGTCTGCCGAAATTCCTTAAAACCTCCTTTATGCTAAAAGGGGTGATATGTGTTGCTTTATAGATATAATCAGGCTCCCATGACAACTCTAAGTCTTTCCAACCTTTTACATTCAGCCAATTGCTTATGTCAGTTTCTACTTCGGTGAGTCGTCTTTTGCTATATAGACGTAAAGGGTAAGACCGTTCAATAGCCTCAAGCCTTTTATTGTCCTTTAAAACCACACCATCACGACCAGGTACCTTAACTTGATCAACATCGTAAAAGGACGAGTCATGCTCAACGTCATTAATAATTCTCAAATCAAAATCTGAAGATTTTTTACCATCAAACTTGATAAAAGCTGTCATTTAACATCACCTAACCTTCCTTGTTGTTGTTGAATATACCAGCTAAATTCTCTGAATAAGCGTTGATATTTCTCGCGGCTATTACCGTCGGATTCATCAACCTTGACATTAAGGGTAAAACTGTTATTTGAGTTATTTGTGGTCTGATTAGCAATCCCCGCAACTCCTCCGCCAAATCCAGAGGCTATTTCTGGGGTTGCATTAATCGTCATTGACTCTTTTAGCTTTTGCATAGATGAGTCAATGACTTTTCTATCCGCATCAATACCTACAGCGATACCCTGAGGGATAAAACGTCCAACCTCATCCCTCATAACACGAGATGGCGAGTGGATATCTAAGGCACTTTGAATTGTTGCGGTGATACGTGCCGCAATGCTTTGAGCTGCCGCTAAAGCTGCCCCCGACCCTGCATAAATACCATTGGCCAAACCTTGCATGGCATTAACACCATGAGAGTGCATTGGACCACTCATCGTGCTAAAAGCATCTGTGATTTGGTTCGACTTGCTACGCATATCATTAACAATCTGCTGTCCTTTTTGAGACATCTGTTGAGCCAAGCTCTGCATGGTTTGCATAACTTTTGACGTTCCATTTGTCACACCATTACTCAAGCCATCAGTAATATGGCCACCGTACTCAGTAAATACTCGCGATGGCGAGTGGATACCCAACTCTCCTTGGAAAGAGCGTTTAACTTCTTGACCCATTTTGACACTTGCGTCACTTGCTTTACCTGCCCCTTGACTTATACCTTGAGAAACCCCATTAGGGATTTCTTGACCAAGTTGAGCAAAGTTAGCAGCTTGCAGTTCCGCCTGTAATCCCGTAGAAACATTAGTGACCATCCCTTTAACTTTTTCTGGCATTTCCACACCTGCTGAGTCTAAAACGCTCCCCATTGCATTTTTAGCAGTTTCTGTGGCTGCTCTAAAGTTTTCCTGCAAGGGTGCTAGCTCGGCATCTGTTGCATCCACAAAAACTTGCGTTTGTGTGGCTCCTTCAGGACCCATGCGCCTTAGTTGCTCCAAAATACCTTGATCCACACCACGCTGAGCCAAAATCTCCAAATTAGTAGCCCACTGTTCAGTAGCAGCTCTATTTTTTTCAAGGTTGGCATTCATTTGATCTACTGATAATGCCGTCTTTTGTTCGATAGCATCAAAAATAGATGTCGTTGTCTCTAAAAGTTCAGAGTACTTAGTGCGCATATTGTCTATGGCAGTTCGTTGAGCTTCTGACATATTTTCGTACGCTATAACCTGTCTTGCTGATCCTGATTCTTCAGCGGCAGCCATAGCGTCTGCAGCAGCTTGTTGAGTAGCTGATGTCTTGTTATACTCCTCCTGCAGTTGAGTCTGCATATTTTTAAGCTTACCCTCTTCTTCTGTGAGTTCGGCAATCTTTTCTTTTCGGACAGAGTCGGAGACGTTAGCTTCTTCATTCCACTTTTTACGTAGCTCGGCATTTTCAGCTAGCTTTTTACTAACCTCACTACGTTTCTGTTCAATATTTAACAGGTTTTGTTGTGCTGTTTGCCATGTGCTTTCTGCTTCCATGGCACTAATGCGTGACTTAATTTGATCTGCATTGTGAGAAAGAGAATTGGAGTTTTTGTCATAGGCCAAGTTTAAGCCATCAATAGACCCATTAAGCTGATCAATCTTATTTTTTAAGTTTTGTTTTTCGCCTGCAGTTTTGTTTTCTTTGGCGGCTAACTTAATGATTTCGTCAGCTAATTTTTGATGAGCTGCAGTGCTCTCTTTGACGGACTCAAGGCCCTTCTTACGCTCTTGCACGCCCTCACGGACAGAATCTCTTAGCTGTTTGTTGCTTTCGACTAGCCCCTCCTGCTCTTTTTTCAGCTTTTTGGTCTCGTCTGACTCTTTAGTTAGCCATGACCATAAGCTTACTCCAACAGCAACTAACGCACCAATCGCACCTACTACCCAACCAACGGGACCTGTTAAGGCTACAAGTGCTGCTTTTAACGCAGTTACCGCAGTAGTACTGGCTATGGTTGCAGCAGTAGATAAACTGATAGCGCCTGTCATAACACCATAAATCACGGTACTGGCTTTTAAGACACCTAACTGAGATAGTCTTGCAACCATATCTGCTTTAGTCATCGTGGTACTTACCGCTTGTACCGCAGTCACAGTCTTAATGGTTGTTGCTCCAATACTCATTGATGCAGATGCCATAACCCAAGCTCTATTTAGCGCTTTAATCATTGTTATAGTATCATTAACTGCCCTCATGGCAGTTAGACCAGATGCTGCACCAACTAAGGCGGGCGACAGAGCTTTGACGACTGATATTCCAGCACCAATAACACTAAACAAAAGTTTAAATAGCGGTGTACTAGCTTTAATACTTGCATTGATGGCGCTAAAAGAGGCATTGATAACAACTTTCAAACTATCAAAATGGTCAGCTATACTCTTGCCTGTTGCAGCCTTAGACAAATCATCCAAAGCCTTAATGCTATTGGCCACACCTTTTGCAATAGCGTTCTTGATGTTGTTAAAAGAGGTTTCAATCCCTTTACTATTTTCTTTGGCTAGTTCTGCAAAACCGCCGACACCATCATTTAACTCAATCAACTTATTAGAAAATTGGTCAAATGTTATTTGCCCGTTTTTTAACGCCTCATAAAAATCCTTTTGAGCCGATGCCCCTGCAAATCCAAAAGCTTCCGCAGTTTGTTGTAAGGCATAAGGCATTGTTTCTTGGAGGGTTTTCCAAGCTTGCATATCAACCTTACCAGCTGATAGCATTTGGGCATATTGCTCCAGCCCTCGGCTTGCAGCCTCTGATGAAGCTCCTGAAGCTAAAAAGGCATTGTTTAAAGCTAGTGTGAGATTGGTCGACTTATTGATATCTTTAGTGATAGAAGTCAAACGTTGAGCGGTTCCGACAACCTCGTCTAGAGTTGTTGGCAAACCATCAATCCCATTAGCCAGCTTATCTGTTGACCTCGCAACATCCTCAGCGCTATGGCCCATTGCTTTCATCACCCTTGGATATTTTTCAAGCGTGTCAAATCTTGTGATAGCCTTGCCAAGAGATTGACTAACCAGATCAACTGCAGCCGAAGCTAATTTAAAGACTCCTGCACCAACCGCAAATTTTTTAAGAGAGGAGCTGCCTTTGTCACCGTGCTTGGCAACTTTGTCTAACTCACTATTGAGCACCTTTACCTGTTTACCATCAACGTCAACAAGTATCGTTACCTTACCATCAGCTGCCATCGTCTTCCTCCTCTCCGTCATCTAAACTGTACTTAGCCTTTAGCTTACGCATGTTATCTCTGTATTTTTTACTGCCTTCACCATCATCTTCCCACTGTCTAATGGCTATGATACGCTGCATGACAGTATCGTCTGGAAGAGCATTTAAAAGAGCCTTGAATTCAATCCAAGACAATCTGTTTTGCTCTTTTAAAAGATTGATTTGGTAGGCTTGCCTAAAGCTCGCATAGATAAACTCAGCGTCTAAACTCAAATCAATGACTTTTTTGTTATCCTCTTTTTCTTTTACTACAGGCATTGGATTCCCTTTGATGTCAAGCTGAGGCTTCTCAGGCTTTTTCGTATCAATATAATTTTTTTTGATATGAATCCAAAGGTCCACAGCATAGGAAAAAGGTAAATCTGTTCTATCTAGCAAAATATCAAGGCACAAAAAACACTTTTCCGCCTCATTTAAAAAGTCATCATCAATAACGTCAAAGACATCTAAAACCTTGTTAAAACTCAAATTAATGGAGTAAATTTCACCTCTAAACTCAAACGACTCTACTAATGGATCGTTTAGTTTCATAGGCTACTCCTTTTTGTACTTTTTCGTTTTCTGCTTAACGATTTTTTCTCTTTCGATAGCTAACTCTTTGAGTTTGACCTCAATTTCCCTGCAAACAATTTCCAGAGTATTCTCGAGTGCTTCTTTGTCGGGATACTCTGCGTAGAGCTGTGCAAATGTACCTTCTCCGAATAGTAGATCATAATTGATTTCTAAGTATTTAGCTTCCAAATCTAAAGCACTTTGGGCAACATCTTTCGTAACCCCTTTATCTTCAATTTCGTTGTCTAAGTTGGCTTCGATAACCTGTTTTTCATATTCATTGAGGCGACGATTTACTTCAGTCTCAATATCAAAAAACTCAATCAATCGCTCTTGGCTTGTATCAAACCAAAGCTCTACCTGACCAATTTTGACCGGAAAACCTGTGCGCTTTAGGTCAACTATAATTTCAGACATAATTCCTCCTTATAAAACCTCACTTGGGACACTTTCTTTTGGCAATGAGTTATAAGTAATCTTACAACTAAAGGCTTCAAAATCGGCTGCAGCGCCAGAACCTGCAATAATCTCGGAAACCGTAGACAGGCCTATCCATTGTTTTTTGTTATCTGATGCAACAACCTTGTGCCAAACCTTTCGGCCCTCTCCTGTTTTATACTTCATATCCGCAATGTGCTTTTGCGCCTTATCTTCCGGGTCATAAGTCCCTTCAAACGTATATGCGCCTTTGACACCAACTACAGTTGTTTCTTCGGTTCCGTCACCGTCATAATACGCTTCATCTTCGGTTTTTTCGTCGGTATCATCAGAAATGTCCTTAATCCATTTTGCGATTTCCATCCATTCAGAACCTTTTGCTTCAGGCTCTACTCCAGCGTTATAAGGTGCGATAAAATGCCCGCGTAAGGCGTTCTTTTGTCTTGCCATTAGTTTTTCCCTTCTATTTCTAGGTGTGCTGTAATATCCAGCACATAAATATAAAAGCCTTGGTCGCTTAAGTCATTTAAAAATGGCTTTTCGACATCAAGGCTAGTAAATGTGTACGAATGATTAAGACTTGGTAATTTTAAGTCAAAGTTAGACAAAGCACTGTTAATAGTCCACATCACAGTGCTTGCTAACTCCTGATTTTTAGTTTTGATTGCAATCTCAAAAGGCAGGCTTATCTCACGAGTACCGTCCATGTACTCGTTATTTACCTTCCCGCCTGGCATTGGATAAATGGCTAAATCTTCTTGTCTTGTTAGATAGTCAAGTCTAGGCTTTATGCCTAAGTCTAATCCTTCGACAAATTGCCTCAAAACAGTTGCAAAGTCATTTGTCATTTAAATCCCATTCCTCTCAGTAAGGATTTTTCCCAATCCTTAACGATTGTAGCGTTGGCTAGTGCACGTTTATCCCATCGTTTACCTGTTCCTGGTGTTGTGTACTTTTTAAATTTAAAGGACTTGTACTTGTTGTAAGCACCACCATAAAACTGGGCTCTGGCGTGTGGTCCGCTCCACGTAACACCTACACTGTTAGCTCTCGAGCTTCCTCTCAAAGCTCCGTCTCTGTAAGGAACATAAGGGTTCATGGACATCATGACTTGGTTGTTCATGATGAGCTTTCCTTTAGCTAATGCTTGCGGAGATACTTTACGCTTGATGCCTCCCAACTCTACCACTACCTTAGCCATTAGATAACCTCCACTTCAAAACAAAAAATTTTGTTTGTTAGTGGGTGGTAGACTGGTATCACTTTATCAACGGTGTACTCAGTATCACCATCAATGACAACAGCATCAACCCATGACCTATCGGCTACTGTCTTACAGTATTTAGGATAAATAAAGATAACCGACGGCTTAGTCTCTTGCCTTGCATTATCTTTACCTGCGGTTGCAAGATTACGGTCAAACCTAACGGGAGAGAGTGTAAAAGGTCCGTCATAGACAAACCCTCCATAATCACCTTTATCTTTGACAAGTTTTACCTGCAGTTCGTCAATAAGCAGTCTTTTATCGATCATAGCTAATACCCGTATATCCCAACCCAACAGCTAGTAACTCATTCTCTGCATCTAGACAGAGATTAAACCTGTCTGCCAGAGTTTTTTGTTGGCTGCCTTGGCCATGCCCGACAGTGTAGCTAATACTTGTCCGTCCTAGAGATATTCCAGCAAAGGATTGTTTATCCTCTGCTGTCATTACTCCTGAGTCATTTAAATATGCTATCTGATAAGCGATTGCCCGCTTTACAGCCTTTTGCACTAGGGCTATTTCTTTTTTTAAATCTTTGTAATCATAGCGATTACGACAGTAAAGATTGACAGCGTGGCTAGCACGTTTTTCCATTTTTTCAAAATCTTCTACCTCGTCAAAACCCAAATCTTCAAATTCTTTTTGCGTTAAAAAAGCGATAATAACCACCTCCATCGGCTAAGACTCGAGAGCGTCATCTTCCTCTCTCTTGGCAGCCTTAGCCTTAGCTACTTTTTTGCGGCATCTTTAAGTGTAATTTTGACGGCTTTTTCTGCCTTATAAAGATAAACACCATAATGCTTATTAGCTACGATTTGATTAATCGCTTTTGTGATATCTCGGTCTGTTTCAACCATTGTGTTACGTTTAAGCATGATACGTAGTGCACCTTTGCGAACCATGTAGGCAGTTCCTTTAGGGCATTTGCGAGAACGCACAATTTGTACCCCTAAAACTTCACCATAAACACCAGAGACAACACGATTTGCTCCAACCTCGGTAGCACCTAACCACTCCTTCGCGGCATCTAAACGTAGGGTAGAGGCATCCGCCGGATTCATGACAATGACTGTCTCTGCGTCATCTTCGTCATTAAAAATATCTAGCGCTTTAGATACACCATCAACCGTAGCAGTAGCTTCCACAGTTTGAGTCGATTTACTTAACGCGTCAAGCACGTCTGCATCGACTTTGTGGTCAATAGCCTCAACGATTTGCTTCGCTGCCTGACCTACAGGATCCCCATACCCAGATAAGATAGCTTCGTCAGTGATTTCTACACCTTTTCCGGCTTTTTTAATGGTCATAGTAGTCTTTTTGAAGCCAAGTTGAGTCATTGGGATAGCTTCACCCTCGGCAACATCTTCTGCGTCACCGATGTAATCCCATTTAGGCACTGTTAAAGTTGTACCTGGTTGTCCTTCTAAAGTTGTATCTACTTCAGCAAGAGGAGCAAAGCGAATCGCTTTCCCTACCTCTGCGTCAATCATATCCGCTAGAACCTCAGGGTCTAGCATTTGTGCCATTTTAGTTGTTCCTACTGCCATTTTTTAATTTCCTTTCAATTGGTCATAAAGATTCTTATTTTTTAGTTTTAGGTCCAGTTTTTCTTGGTAAGACATCTTTGCAAAGTCTTCCTTAGACACCGAACCTTGTCCGTTATCAGCAGACGGGTTGCCTGCCACTGTGATTTTGGGAGCTTTATCCTTTGTTTGGCCAAAGTGAGGATACTTACCCAAAACCGTTTTGATTGCATCCTCTATGCTTGTCTCGTCAGTGACAAGACGCTCAGATAGTGCAATCACATCATCAATAGATTCAGCGTTCACACCTAAAGACATTGCTGCTAGCTTTGCGTTAAGAGCCTTATTGTTTGCCCGAGCTTCCTCAAGCTCTTTGTCTTTAGCATTCAAGATTTCTGTCTGTTTTTCTGACTCGCTTTTTTGCGACTCTTTCCACTCTTTGAAGGCTTTTAGTGCATCCTTGGCTGACTCCACATCATCAAAACCTAAGTCTTTGACTGCTTTGTTGTAGCCTTTAGAATGCTCTTTAGTTCCCACTCGATTGAGATCATCTTGTGTAAATGCTTTATCTTCTTGTTGATTATTTTCCAAGTCAGTAGTCTCTTGGTCGACGTTTTCGTTTGTCACATTTTCCATGTGCATTCCCTCCTATAAATGCGATAGGTCGCTGATTTCCGTTCTTTAACGCCTGCGGATAAAGGCATAATAAAAAGCCGTATTGCTACGACTTTGATTTCTAAAGGGGTCGAATTCGACACGGTTAAACTTTATTTCCCCCACTTCCGTTTGTAGTTTTTCTTAATATAGTCAACCGTGTCACCAATTGCCTTGATAACTGATTGGTTATCTAAAGTAGCAGCTTTAACAGTCGCTAACTCTTCGTTTGTTGCCAGAGCGTTTCGTTGAACGATTGATTTTAGCTCCATGATTTGTTTGTTTTGATTTTTAATTGCTTCTGCTTGTCTTGCGTTTTCTGCGATCAATAACACAACCGCTGTTTCCAATTTACGTTTCTTTTTGATACGTTTATTCATGTCTTCCTCCTGTTTTTAAGCATAAGAAAAGCACCTAGTTTTTAGCTAAATGCTTATAAGATTAAATTGCTGATATTTTATCAACTAGATCATCAAACTTCTTAGTTCTATCCGAGACACTTTCGCCATCTCCCGTTAAGTAACTAGAGGTTTGCTGCAACTCGTCCACTAATACATCCCAGTTATCGTCATTATCTTCAAGCTCAAACAAAGGAGAGACATCTTGATTGACAGATAACATAAAATCAATATCATCATTATTTAATATTTGATTACTTATCAACATTTCTCTGATTGTCATACTTCCTCCTTGTCCTTTCACCAGTCTTCCAAGTAGTTATAATCTTGCCTGTATGTGGGTTAATATTTACGGTAACATGGGTGCCTACATAGCGCCTTGAAACTTTCCTACCGCCATCTACTGCATCAGGTCTAATGTAAATAGGGTTAGCTAATGCAGTAGCGATGTGACTCTCAGAGACACCCCTCTCATAGATTCTTTCCAGGAGGTGTCCGCTAATTTCTTTTATAGTGATTCCATCACTTGTCTGTAAGCCTATTATATCATTGATTAACCCTTTTTTCATCACAATTTCACGCTTCATCAGGTCTGTAACAAACATTTTAGACCTAGACTTACTTTCTATCAAAAAGTCATTACTATTGACAAGATGATTAAGTGCATCTTGTTTACTTCTAACATCCGATTGATATTGCCTAATCAACTCTTTATCACCCAATTGCTTCGCAACGTGCAGTAGCTCTTTACTCTTACGTATTGATCTCTCGATTGCCCTCTGCTTAGCTTGCGCATTCGCATTAGCTTTAGCTTGTGCAGGAGTGATATTTTTTAGATGCTCTGGCAATTCTGGCTTACTATTCACACCGACGACAAACGGCGTTTTAGTGTGCTTGCAGTTGATTCCCAAGCATCCATCAGGCTCACCATGCCCGTAATCAGATAAAGCTAAGATTTTTATCCCTCCTTCTTCTCTCGCTTCGCCAGTAGTGACAATTTGATGTTGCAAAGGTGCACACATCTCTCTAGCTGTAGCTTTTTTTGAGTAATAGAAGGTATCAATGCCAAACTCCCTAGCAGGGGCTTCTTTGACTTCGTTAAAGACTCGCCAAGTCGTAGTATTGATAACGGTACGAGCATAAGAGTCTGCTCTCCACTTTCTCCCAGCTTTATCTGTAAAACCATAAAACCCCTTTTTAAACCATTTAATCACAGTTTGATTGATAGCTTGGTCAGGCGTTTTTAAGCCTGTCACCACACCAGCAACAGCGTCTTGGATTATCCCTTGATAAGCTCCTATAACACTAAATGGCAAGGTGGTGTTAGTCAAATTATGCACATCATCAATAGCTTGTCTAGCATAGTTAGATAGGTCGTCTTGGATAGTACTGTTTACCCCAGACTCTCTACCTAGAGCCTCTTCTAGCTGCTCAGACGTGTTTTTATAAATTTTAAATCCTTCATTCTTGATAATATAGCGAAGTTGAGCTTCCGCAATGCCAGAATACTTTGCAATAAGCTTGATGTTATCTGCATTAAGCAGTCCAACGTCATGTAACTTATTAGCTTGCCAAAGATAAGGGTTATCGGCTAAGCTCGCTGAGCCTCTGGCTTTTATCCTCTCAATCACTTGATCAAATAAATCAAGAGTCAGCTGATGATACATATCAGATAACTGACTAGCTTCCAAAAGAAGCTGTTCGTCATTTAACTTAATAGGCTTCTTTTTCATCTAATCACTCTCCGTATAAATGTGTATCAGTGCGCTGTTGATTGATTTCGTCAACGATTCCAGTATTAATTTCTGCAGCTATTTCTTGGGCTTTTTCCTCTGTCACGTTTAGCACTTTTTGGATGGCCATCTCACGAGTGCCAAAGCCAGCATTAACAACTTTTATCCAGTAGTCTAACTCAGCGTCTCGATCTGTAAAAACACCGTCATCAAGACTTATGCTGATGTTATCCATGCTTGGAACTTCGCTTTGGTACAAATCATAAGCTTTAGCAATCTCAAAAATAGAGATAACTAACTCTTTTAGCGATTGCTCTACTAAAGCAACAATACTGTTACGCATTTGGTAGGTGTCTGAGTTTTCAGAGACGATTTCTGTTGCAGTCTTCATGCTTTTGCCATCAAAACTAAATAATCCAGCAGATACACCTATTTGCATCTCAAACAAAGACAACCCCTCGTTGATAGCCTTGATATAGTCATCCGCTCTGATAGGTGTTGTTAGGTCCTGTATTGCGCTTGAGTCTAAATCCCTGCCACCCATACGGATATAAACGTTTTGATCAGACTCGAAGCGAGGCCTTGGAACAACATCGCCATCAGTGGTACGAACAGTTAAAGCAGTCAAGCTCTCTGGCACAGCAACTCGACGTTGACCCATCTTAACTTCCCACATAAATTCGTCATAGGTCGTATTGATAAAGTCAATCGTTGTCTTGGCGTTATCAAAGATAGATAGCCCAAGTGGGCTATTAATATCCTTGTTATTCATTCCAGGAGTCTTGAGATAAGTAAAGATAGGCCTAGTCACATCTGTAACTTTTGCCTCGTCTTTTAAGTCCTTGTATACCTCAGATAACGGCACTCGGCTACCTACTTTGGCTTTATCATCCGAGCGATATAACTCATTTGAGATAACATAATCATCAGAGCTCTGCCACTCATGGAACTCTATCAAGGTATAGTAGACCTCTTTGCCGTTGATTGTCTTAACGGACTTAATGACGACGGCGGCACTCGAAACGTCTTGCGTATTACTCTGCAGCGGCAAAAAAACAGGCGCTTGAACAAATGCTACCCTAACTTTATCACCATCCACATAAGGCCTCATAGCTAATCCGCCTAACGCTAAACAACTCTCCAGATACCGCTCGAAGTTTTTATTAAACCTGTCGTTTTTTAGTGTCTCACTAATAAATTCGTTAGCCGCATCATCATCAACCTTAATCTCTGCCTGCTCGTTAAAGACTAGACTGGCAATCTTTTTAGCAGCTGTCCGTGCAATTGGTAGATGGTTAAGATCTCTTTTTTTAGTCTCGCCGTCCGTGTTTAAGTATAAAACACTATCCCAATCGCTCTTATAATACTTTAGATTGGTTGTTATACGATCGTACTCTAGCTTACTGATAGCTATTTTAGGATGATCGGTTATATTTGTAAGACTCTGCGTTGTCATCACGTATTTACTCCTTGTAACAAGATTTTTTATTTTTTGGATTACTCCCATGTAAGCAACTCCTTTAGTTGTAATACCGATGCACAAACACGTTGACGCTGTATCTAAACTCGTCCATGGCATGGTTATCTTTATCAATAGGTTTGCCATTGTCATCACGACTATATAGCCCTATCTCTTTTAAAAAGTGGTAATGGTCATACTCTTCCTCACTATGATTAACGAGATAAAAAGCGCCATCTGAGATAATGTTTTGGCCGCGTTCGATACCGACCTCAATGCCTTTTGCTTTGCTAGATACATCTTTAGAATTGTTCGGAGCTCCCAGAGTAAATACTCCTAACTTATGCAGCTCCTCTCTCAAAGATTTACAGGCAGGATCCACAAATACCTCTGTATAGCGCATCTGATACTTTTTAACGCACCAGTCTATAAAAACTTTTAACTCTAAAGCGTAGGTTGACATAGCTTTTACTTGGCCAGTGTCAGCTCCGCTGTGGTAGTAGTGAGCTACACGATTAAGTCTGAAGCTTATCCTACCGTTATCTCTAACTCTTGTTACGATATTACAAGACATAGAGGTGGCATCTGATTGACCTCCATCTGCACAGAAATACATCTCTACTGGTTCGCCAATCAAAGCATCCAAAACATTTTTTTCCGTGTCAAAAAGGCCATAAATAACTCCCTGAGGCATGACCCGCTGTCCAAGTACATCTCGTTTGTATAGATATGGATTTTTTTTAAGACTGTTGATAATGTTTTGTTTACGCTCTGCGGTTAGTATTGGGTTATCATCCATGGTCCAATGAGTCCACCTCGTGTTCTGAACATCAAAGACATCTTTAATTACTGGATGTTGAGGTGCTGGGGGATTTAAATCTGCTAGATGATAACGTAGCTTAGCCGCCCAAGTACGCCTAAAACACTCCTGGATAAAATCCATGTGCAGTAAGTTAATCTCGCAGAATACTACTGATCCTAAAGACATACCTGTAATAGCACCAACACTGTTAACTTTACCGCCGCCTTTATAATAAACGCGCTTATTGCCTTTTGGTGTCGTGATTAACAAGTGATCTCCACGCTCGTCGTGTTTTATTTCGCAGTTACCGTCAAATATATGCATCAAACCCGTACCATCGCCGTCGATAAACAAACGATAAGCTTGTTCTTGATTATAAGCAGTCACAAGGTGATTTTCATCTTCTGACTCAATCAGATACCTAGAATAACGAAAATGCCCAGCTGTGGTCTTTCCGCTACGAGGGGTCAAGTGCCCTCGTTGACCTCTAATTCGTAGTTAAAAGGGCGTCTAATGACGTCTTTTTGTTTATTTGAAAAGATAATCTCCAAGGCTAATCACCTCCTTCCACAGCATCTAACAAAGCTCTCATTAAGCTAGTATCAGGCTTAGCGCCTTTCTCTGCGTCAAGTTTGACTTTAAGCAGCTCGATGCGCGTTCGTTGCTCGTCTGTGGTGAGCTCCGCGGCCTTAATTCGCTGTCTTTGTTCTTTTCTATCCAGGCTATCTTTTCCTGCAAAAGATATATTAGATATTAATTCAACAGCTCTTAAATTCCCATTCATCGCTTGTTCGACCACTTTCAAAGCGATAGCTGACTGAAATGTTGGATCAAAACCTAGACTTTCTAACTTTTTTTGTGCTTTTTCATTTGGGATAACAGAGTTGAGCGCTTGTTCGATTATGGTTTTTAATTCTTTTTTGCGTCTTCTTGCTTTACCGGAAGCTATACCGCCTTTTCTAGTGATTTCTCTAAGTTCACTCTTACTTCGTTTATTTCCTGGTATTAAGTTTTCTTCATTAGCCAATCGCCTCACTTCCTTACTTTTAAAAATAAAAAAAGAAGCAATCAGCTTCTTCAAATCGTTTTATATGTTTGCGGTGGCTTCCCTTTTATATCTATTTCATGATAATTCTTAGGTGTTTTGTAAGCAAACAACCTATCTATTTCTATTGCTACCGCTTTATTTTTTCCTGAATAATATTCGTCAAAAAAATCCTTTGTAATCCCTGACTTTTTACTTGTTTTTTGCCATATTTTTTCCGGTTCATCTCTTAAAACTTGTTTAATGGTAAAAAAACCAACTATCTTGCCTACAGGTTTTGTAGAGTAAATGTAACATCTATCAGGAATACTTTTTAAAAAAGATTTTCTAAATTCAAAACGCTTGTTACCTTTCATTATCTCATCTACAAATTGAGGTTTGATTGAAATTATAGCCTCTATTTTATTCATTATTTCTCATTCCTTTTTATTTTATTATAAGGAACAGATTTGAACGGTTCAAGAGAGGAGTTAATTTTTTCTTATAAAAAGAAAGCTAGCTATTTTAACATTTTTTCTAGTTGTTTTTGCAAGTTGTTTAATCGAAGAATTTCCCGTTGGAGTATTTCCTTTATCGTAACTTTTCAATTTCCAATTAGTATTTCTATTTAACGCATTAATAAGATTTTTAGCGCTCGTGACAATCCGAAAGTCAAACCCTTGACAAGAATATATTTCAGCTACTGATTTTAAAAATCTAGTACCTAATCCTACACCTTGATAATCAGGTAAAATAACCAACCTAGTAACTCTTTTGATTTTTTTATTTTTAGGATGTGGAAAGTGTATTACCCCAATAAATCCTATTATTTTATCATCATCATATAGCCCAAAACAACGTGCGGCTCTAACTATATCTCCATTTAGATAATGATAACGTCTAAATTTTCCCCACTCGGCAATTGAGCATCTTCTGACTGTGAATTCTTGTTTGCTTCGTGGGGGAATCGAAAAACCTGTTGCATATCATCTGTATTAAAACACCAATCTGGTTGTAAAAACTCAATTACATCATGATGACAACCAACTGCGATAAATTTCTTGTCAGGATATCTTTTTAAAGCTTTTTTTAACGCTATACAAATTATTTTAGCGACTTGTCTATCAACAACACTAGTAAACTCATCAAAAACGATAAACTCTTTTGTTAATATTCGCCTAGCTAAATCAACACGCATTTTTTCGCCATTTGATAAAACATGATAAGGCTTGAGCCAAGAAGGAACACTCCCAAACCCAACCGCATAGAACATTTTTTGTAATTCTTCAACATTGTGACATGGTATGCAATCTATAACAGGTTTATCAGGATAAACAAAGTCATCTTCTAACGCTTCGTTATACAACTCTTTAGCGATAGTGCTTTTTCCTGTTCCACTTCCGCCTACAATTAAACCTATCTGCCATTTATCGGGATAGTCTATTTTTCCAATAAAATGTTCTCTAACGTGTTCTGCGCCGACATCAAAGTCAGCCATTACTTTGGAAACTTTAAAAGAACTATTTAAGTCGTTCTTTTTTACAATATTGAAACTCGGCATTTGAAACCTCTTTCTACAAATTCGTCATATAACTTTTCCAATTCCTCTTCGCTTTCAGCTTCTACTATTAAAACAGAGTCATCTTCTATTTCTTCAAAATCAGCATCTAAATTCTCTTGATTCTCGTCATCTATTTCTAATTCAAATCCAAAAGCAGACATATCAAGATCTAAAATGTCATTTAATTCTTCATTTAACAAATCTAAATCCCAAACCGCAATCTCACTAACTTTATTGTCAGCAAGTCTGAACGCTTTGATTTGCTCTTCAGATAAGTCATCTGCGACAATAACAGGAACTGTTTCTAGCCCTAATTTTTGGGCTGCTTTATAACGAGTGTGGCCGTTTATGATTTCGCCGTTTTTATCAACGACAATAGGCACTTTAAAACCAAACTCTTTAATAGATTCAGCAACTGGTCCAACAGCCTCATCATTGTTTCTAGGGTTATTTTTATAAGGTGTTATTTCACTTAATTTTTTGTCCACAAATCCCATGTTTTATTCCTTTTTTTACATAATAAAAAGTCACCACAATGTGATGACTAATTGGTTAACTATAGATAAATAGCAAATGAATGCTAAGCCTATTGCCTAGCCCATTCTGGGACACTTCTATTTATCAAACAGGAACAGTCGGAATCGAACCGACTTACAACCGTTGTCCCTACTAACCACAAGCAAGGTTGCGACCCTTGTTTTACTTGTGGTTAATCAAATGAGTCAATCTGTTGTGAATACGTACACGTAGACTATACAGCCGATCTATGTATCTTTTTTACCAATCGTCATTGGTAGGAATATGACTATCAACCAAGTAAAAACCAGTATATCAGTGCGTGACTGCCTTTCGGGATACTGGGTCGCGCCTCTTCTGGGCGCTGATTGAGACGGCAGGAATCGAACCTGCATACCCAGTTGTCGTCTCAACTCGCTGTACCGCCATCAGGCTACAAAATAACAAGTTTGACCGTTGTTAAAGTTGGCGACTAAATGAATAGCCAATTGGTTAAAAGGTTATCTCTTCTTGCTATTTTGCTATACTACAATATTAACACAGCTATTAGTATTATGTAGTATCAATTTGTATCTAATTAGTATTTTTTAGTATCAATTCCAGACTTTCCTTTCCTCGTCTAACAAACATAAAGTATTTATTACGATTTCCTATGTTTAAGCGTTCTCTGGCTCTCTCATAGTCTCCATCACAGTCAAGATAAGTCGTGAGTAAAACGTGACTCTCACAAATGCCCATGCTTTGCACAATCAAATTAGCCATTTCTTGTCGACGGTCTTTTAAACGCTCAATCTGATCACTATAATAGCTAACCATATGCAGCATCTTTATGTTTTTGTCTTCCTGTGATTGTTTAACCCCACCAGACACTCGCATATCAGACCATTGAGGAGACTTAACGAGCGACCGACTCATTAGGTTAGCGTCTCTTTCAAGGGTCTCTATGAGATGTGGGATAGTCTTTAATTCTTCCAAAAAATTATTAGCTTTTGGTGTCGGAATGTTGCCCATCTAACTCTCCATTCATGATATAATATTGTTGGGTATTTAATCATGAAGGCGTTCGCATGGACGTCTTTTTTTGTGGAGAAAAGTCCTCTCTTTCTTTTTTTGTTTTTCGACACAGGCGTACGATGTCAGTATTAGCGCCTTGAATAATAACAAATGACCGATAATCTGCGTTAGATTTGTTTTGGTGTAAGGAGGTCCTCGTTTCTATTTTTTAATTTCGGTCAATACCAACCGCACGAGTCGAACGTGCGTGATACCGTCATTGGTTATATCCATTCAATTAGTGGATTTTCAATGTGTTCTATCCCATCACCAATCCACTCTTTGACATTAAATTCTCGCTCAATATCTTGAGTCCTTGGCATAACGTTAATATCACTAAAACTCAGCATGTCGTCTTTTGTATTTTGCAAAAAATAAATGTTTTTAACTTGTCTTGTTAAAGA